TAATCGTGGAGGTTTAACCGAAGTTGAAGAAACTGCAATCGGACTTAACCGCACAAATCTTGATGATCTTTACGATGCAGATATCAATCCTGTCACTGCATTTCCCGGGACAGGTATTACGGTATGGGGACAGAAAACATTACTCCAGGGATCATCTGCGTTGGACAGAGTTAACGTTAGAAGGCTACTTATCGATGTTAGAAGAAGAGTTAGAAATATTGCAAATACATTGCTTTTTGAACCAAATAGATCAGAGACTTTAGAAAAGTTTTCTTCATTGGTCAATCCGATTCTTCAAAAGATACAGTCGGAAAGTGGTGTTGACAGGTATAAGGTTATTATTGATACAACTACAACTACACAGGCAGATGTTGAAAATAATACAATACGCGGAAAAATATTCCTACAACCTACAAGAACAGTAGAGTTCGTTGCATTAGACTTTGTTGTCACAAATGCTGGCTCCGAACTTTTTTAATCTAACAAAAAGTCTAGTTGAATAATATATAAGAATAGCTTAGGAGATATAAAATGGCAGAAACATTATCAGTTACAGAGATGTTACCAAACAAGTTCGAACCCAAAAGAAATTATAGATGGGTTCTTGCAATAGAAGGTATCGACTCATTTTTAGTTAAGAATACAAAAAGACCCGACTTTAAACTATCAGAAAAAAGAATTGAATTTATCAATAGCTACCGTAGAGTTTCGGGCAAGCTTGATATGGGTGATTTATCTGTTCAACTCCATGATCCTATTGCGCCTAGTGGTGCTCAGCAAGTTATGGAATGGATTAGAACTCATTATGAGTCTGTTTCAGGTCGCGCAGGATATGCAGACTTTTATAAGCGTGACATCCAATTAAAAATGTTAGATCCAATTGGAACTGTTATAGAGCTTTGGGATATAAAAGGAGCATTTATTACTAGTGCTACTTTTGGCAGTCTAGACTATGGAAATGATGAAATAATGATGATTGACTTAAATCTAGCATTTGATAATTGTGTATTACAATTCTAAGTTAAAAATATAATTATCTTTATATCCTTTACTATTATCTTAAAATCCTTACAATATTTGTAAGGATTTTTTTTATTTTCAAAAGAGGGAATATGTCAGAACTATTTGGAAAAGACATGTCACAGCATGTTATGAAAAGTAACATAATGAAAGATGATTTTGGGTGGGAAATCCCTTATGAATTAGTGCCGATACCTTCAAAAGGTATTATTTACGATCCAGACTCAACCTTATACTGCTTAGAAACAGTAAAGATTAAATCAATGACTGCGAGGGAAGAAGATATACTTTCTTCACCTGCATTGATTAAAGAAGGTTCTGTCATAACACATCTTATAAAGTCGTGTATTGTAGGCGATAATATTAATCCGGATATGATGATATCAGGTGATAGAAATTCTATAATGATATCAATTCGAATTACTGGGTATGGACCTAACTATCCTTATAAAGCAACCTGCAATCAATGCGGAAAACGAGGCGAATATTCAGCAGCCTTAGATCAGCTTGGGGTAAAAAGATTAGAAATTGAGCCTATTGAACAAGGCAAGAATGAATTTCAATTTGAATTGCCTGTTACAAAAAAGAAAGTAAACTTTAAATTCTTAACTGAGATGGATGATAAGAATAAAAAAGCAACAGAAAAGTTTATGAATACTCATAACGAAGGAAAAGTAGAAAGCAAAGTTACTTCTTTTTTAGAAAATAGTATTGTTGCTATAGATGGAATAAGGGACAAAAATAAAATTAAACATTTTGTCATGCATATGCCCGCTTTTGATTCAAAGGCATTAAGAAATTTCATCAACAAAAACGAACCGGGCATTGATATGTCACAAAAATTCACATGCAGTGGGTGTGATTATATCAATGAAACTAAACTCCCGGTCAATTCCGAATTTTTTTGGCCCAGTACATAGCTGGAGAAAAGACTTCTTAGAAGCATCTTTTCTGCTCCAGCGCCACCTCAATATGTCCTATTCAGAGGTGAAAAGTTTACCGGTTGCATATCGTAATTGGTATATAGAACGACTAGTCGAAGAATTTAGAAAAAAGAATGAAGCTCATAATTCTAAAAATCAAGATGCAAACCATGACAATATGAGTAAACTTCGCGAATATGAAGATAAGTTATCAAATAAGTCTTGATAACATATACTTATACTATTATAAGGAGAAGCAAACATGGGATCATTAGACGCGTCGGATCAAGAGATACTGAAGAACGCATTTAAAGATGCATTAACTGGTTACGGTGTGGCAAAGTCAGGCGATATATTACCTCCCGTTAACGACTCTCCGGGTGCTACAATTTCCCCTTCAGGCGGCATGCCAGGTCAATCTGCTTCCGGTCAAACAAGATTTTTAGAAACAGCAATATCAATTCCTAAAAAAATTGCTGAAGCTTACAACGAAGGTATTGAGGCATTCTCAGCTGATGCTTCTGGCGTTGTTGATCAAATGAATGACATACACGCAATGTATGGTAATATTAAAATTGAACGTAATGACAGCTTAGGCGCTGCAGCAGACGTGCTAGATAGACTAAATAAAGTAAAAGAAATGTATCTAGACAAAGACGTAAGTAAAGAGATGGCCGGTAATGTTGGAATTGCATCCAACTACATGACCATGCATTTTAAAAATGAAACTGCAGCATTCGAAGCTTCTGAAAGAATTTTAGGTGAATTGGTAACCGAACATGCTAGTTATATTGGTCAAATATCAGATGCAACGCTTTATAAGCTACCTGCTTATACACAAGCTTTAGGCGTTAGCACAGGTGATATTGCATCAATAATTGAAAAGTCTATATCATTAACTGGTGATGCAAACACGACAATGATGGATGATATAGCTAAATTTTCTGAAGGTTTAGCAGATGCTACTGGCGTACCACTTAAGTCTATTAGTAGAGGCGCTGTTCAAATTGTCAACGATATAAAATTGATGGGAGATGTTTCTGCAGAAGAAGCTACAAGAATGTCAGCAACTTTTGCGCAGTTAGGCATGCAATATGACGAAGCAACATCCGTATTTGGTAAATTTCAAGAGTTTGGATCTTCAGCTGACGCCGCCGGGATGATTTCTCAGCTGACAGGTGGTGTTGTTAATTTAGATGCAGTTGAGCTTATGGAGCTAGCGTCAGAAAAACCAGAAGAGTTTTTGGACGAACTTAGAAACTCTATGCTGTCAGCCGGATTTGACGTCGATGCTTATTTACAAAAAGGTAGAACTGAGCAATTATTGATAGCTGAAAGTGTTGGAATGAAAGATCAAGCTGCATTTGCAAGATTTCTTAGGGGGACAGAAGATTATAATCAAGAAGCCTTAAAAGAAGTGCAAAAAGAGACAGCTGCTTCTGATAAGTCCGGGTATCAATCAGTAATTGATAATCTAGACTTGGCCGCCGGCGCATTTGAAGCTTTAGATGGAATAACAGCCCACCATCGTGCAGTATCAATGTTACCGCTCGAGCAAGACTTGCTGCGATTGGCAGAAGCAAGATCTAAGTCAAATAATATGCTTAAAAACAATATTGAATTAACAGATAAAGCAGTAACGCAAGCCGGTAATGCAGCTTTGTATCAAGGTCTTACTAAAGCAGATGAGGTATTGGCGAAATCACTTGATCGAGAAATAAAAATAGGAATAACTGATTTTGGTGAAATATTTGATAATCAAAATAAAGAAGTAGAAAGAATAAATAAAGAAGCTATACAGGCAAGGAAAGATGCTGAAGCTGCTTCAAATTCCACCGGTGCAAATGTTCAATCCAACATTGTAGCCATGCCTAAAAATGAAGCCACTGGAGTAGTAAGCTTTAATCAGGCGTTGAATACCGCTACCCAAAGCTTACGTAGCTCTGAGGAATTATTAATAAGCAATACACTCCCAAATGAATCAAACACAGTTGCTATTCCTCAAAACCAAACTGCACCACAATTAGCAAGCTTAACAAATCAAGTAGATGCCAACAATACAATCCAAACCCAAAACAACGAAGTACAAAAGGGCATGTTTACAGATCTTCTAACTCAAATGAACGCAGCTAGTACTAGTAATAAAAATCAAACATTTAAGGCTAACGCGCCGATAGACGTATCGCTGTACTTAGATGGGAAAGTCCTGGCAGGAATAATTACTAGTCGAACCTTTGGTATGAAGTATGGACTACCCAGCCTCTTAACCAGCGATGAGTAGCTGCCATAAGGAAATAATGATAATGAACATCGATGAAATAAAACAAGAATTAATTGAATTTAAAAAAATATTAACTATTGATGAGCTTACTGTGGAAGAAGAAGCAGAAGTAAATGAATTTATAGAAAGTTTAATGAAAAACCTTGAAAAAACAACAAAAAAAATTAATATTGAAGTACTGTCAATTAATTTAGAAAATTATTTTAAAGAGAAGTAATATGTCAAGAGAAACACTTAAAGATTTTTTGAACCAAGGTGACTCTGTGTCTTTTTCTCACGGTAATGCACCCGGGGATAAAATTAAAGATGGCCAAGATATAAAAATAGATCCCGGCACAGGCAAAAAACTTTTAGATTTTAATTCAGGCGAAAGTTTATTAGGTGACTATTTAGAATTCCTAACAAAGTTAAATGGTAATTTTTATCAAATAGAAAAAGGTGTTGAGGAATCTGTTCCTGGTGACAGAGGCAACAATCTAGAACATGCTGAAAACCATGGTGCTAAAAATGTATATATTTCACAAACTGATGGCGGCAACGTAAATCTCTCTTCCTATTCGAATAGTCAGTTTACTGATCTTAGAGAAATAGTAGATAAAATAGGAATAGAAGACAGCGAATCAATGGGTCATAAATTGCTTAATTCAGTTGAAGGGACTGGTACAAACAGTTTTGGAGAAATAACAAACAAAGCAGGTGATGAGAGTAAAGTTGCGCAAGCGGTGCAGAATGACATACTCACCAGGTCAAGATTTGGTAACATACCTTCAAAAGAACCGTTTATAAATAAAGAAAGTGCATCAGATTTTGAGTCCAAAGAAAAGCTTAAAGCTAACAACGCTTTTGGAAGTTATTACGATTCTGACTCACTAATAAAAATAGAACAGCTAAAAAGTTTTGGAGCTAGCCTTTTAATGAAAGCTAGTGGATATGATCAAAAAAATACGCCAGGCGACGCTATTGATCCTTCAGTATTAGAGTCAGCAATGGCATCAACATCAAACCAGCCTGCTAGCTTCCTCAACAAGCCAGACGCAAAAGTTACTGGTGATAATATGCAAGCAAAGAATGCATTTGGTTTTCCTTCCACTCTTCGTACCGGTGAAAGTATAAGATCCGGTAGGGGTGCTTTTATTGACGGTCAAAAAGATTCATTTGGTAGCACATATAATACAGGATTACATGCAGCCGGCAGAAACCACAGAATGCATAAAATGAAAGCAGCCTTATCTTTGCTAGCGCTCAAGTCGTTATCAGTACAGTTATACGAGCAAATCTTGATTTCACTAAGCGAAAGTCAAACCAGTTCAGACATATTAAATGCTATTAAAGAAAACGTTACAAACTTTGATGACATGTCAATGTATCTAGGTAGAGCTAGATCGATGCCGAATCTTAAACTGGCTTTTCTTAAAAGTAACTTGCTTGTCCCGACAACATATAACTATTTGACTGCGCTCAAAAGAGGTCTATTTGTACTTTTTAATGATGACGATTCGTTTGGGGTAAGTAAAACTATTATCGGCAACAGCAGTCTGTTGCGCAAATATAAGGCGTCAGTCGGCGTCAGCTCATCGCCTGCTTTTTGGTATGCAGTTTCAAACTCAGCAATAAAATCTTACAGTAGCACATTAGAACACTTAAATGATTTATTTGACCAAAATTCAAATCAAGACTCACCAGAATATTTAGACAATTTTATTCAAGTTTTGTCTAGAAATAATATTTTAAGATTTATGAATGCTATAGCAACAGTTGGGGACGCATCGTTGCAAGCTTTTGGCGGTCAAGACGTTAGTCTAGACAGCTTTAAAAAGCGCCCTAGAAATGTTGATGACTTGCCTGATGGTCCTGGAACCAGAGTCGGAAAAAGTAGAAAAAATGCCGGCTTTCGAACGAAAGAATTAGCATGGTCACAAAATGACGTCCCATCAGCATATCTTTTACCTTTAAACGTTTTAAGAGCAGCAGGTAGATTAGATAAAATAGCTACCGGTCCAAACCCGTTTACTGCAATGATAGGCTCAGAGTTGGTTGATCAAACTTACTTTTCAAAAAATATGGACGGAACAGGCAATAGAATACCAAAAGAAGTCGTAAAAACATTAGAAGATCAATTAAATGCAGAATACGTGCCTTTTTACTTTCAAGACCTAAGGACAAACGAAATTATTTCTTTTCATGCCTTTCTTGATCAGTTATCTGACACAATAACTCCAAGCTATAACTCATCGCCGGGATACGGAAGAGTAGACCCAGTTAGGATATATAGTTCAACAACTAGGTCGATTACTGTTGGCTTTACTGTCATGGCAACGTCGAAGAATGATTTCAATACTATGTGGTACAAAATTAATAAGTTTGTTACATTATTATACCCACAATGGTCAAAAGGTACAGTTGTTTCAAATGCTCCCGGTAGTACATTCATACAACCAAATTCTCAAGTTTTAAGTGCTTCTCCGCTTGTTCGAATGAGAATAGGTGATGTAATTAAGTCAAATTATTCAAGATTTAATTTAGCAAGAATGTTTGGTATAGGTGAACCGGAAGTCAATCCAATTCAAAGTACATCAGCAAATACAGATTTTGAATTGATAAACAACATTGCTGACGGAGCTAGATCAGCCAAATTAGGCATAGAAAATAAAGTCAAAGATCTTTCTGTGAACTTAATTGCTTTGTTATACGGTTCACCTGTACAATACACAAAATTTAACTGGGGCATAGGCGGAGGTGTTAAAAATCTTGCAGGTAGCAAGGCAGTAGGGGCTTTGACAGCTACATTTACAAATTTTTTAAAAAATGGATTTGTTAATCCTTTGACATTATCACTAGTGACAGAAAAAATTCAGGATCCGAATGCAACAAGCGAGGCTGCATCAGGAGATACAGATTTAGACAGCCAAATTGCTACAAAAAATCAGTCTTCAAGTAATAAAGCAAGGGAGTTTATGAATAGTCAATTTCCTGTTTATTTAAATGCAAATTACAATCTAGGGTATAGAATCGTCGATGAAGGTTTAGGTAGAATCATGATTCCCAAACCTATAAAAGTTCAAATAATCAAAAGCATAAAAGCAGAAAACGAAGATACTGGGGTGTATACTAGCAACACTTCTGAAATAAATAAATCACAAATCGTGTATCACGTAAAGATTGTCGACTTTTCAATAGACAATAAGTATCAGGGCATTGAATTGGAGTGTAATCCATCAGATATATATCAAATGCCTAATGACACACTACTTACAACTTTATCTTTCGGGGCTTTACTTTTAGGGTCGGGTGGTATTATTAATCCTCCCCCC